GTATCAAAATCCTCGATGAACTTTTCACCGACCTCAACATTTTCAATATCGAGATCTTCAATCAGCTGCTCCAGCATCTTCTTATCGAATGGCAGCCCTGTACGCCACAGCTGCGCCATTGCCGGAAGCGCCTTGCACTCAAGCTCCCACGCAGGCATCAACGCGCCAGTTGCCATCCGCTTGGTGATTTGTTCCCATAACTGGGTCAGCACCACCACATCCTTAGCCGCATACTCGATCTGCTCCACGCGCAGATCAGCCGACCAATCGCTCTTTTGCTCTTCCTTGGAAATCTCTTGGCCGAGGTAGCGGTGAACGACGTGCTGGAGCCCGTGCTTCAGATTCGGCAGCCCGTTCGTCAGTATCCGACTGGCCAGCATCGAGCAGTAAACCTTGCCCTCTGGATAGATCTCATGCTCCTGCAACCACCCAAGGTCAAACACCGCATTGTGCGCCAGCCATTGCCTTGAAACGCTGCAGAACTCCTCCAGCGTGATCCAGTCTTCATCACTGAAGTTCCAGCAATCCAGCACTACTGGAGGCTTACCAAAGGTCGCCAACTGCACAAGACGAAGGCCACCGAACTTCGGCTGGAGCCCGGTGGTCTCAACATCAAACGCCACGAAGCTTGCGTCATCGAGCGTGGACAGATGCTCGATGCCTTGAAGGATTGTCATGCCTGGTAGGGCAGCTTGTACCCTACTACTCTAGCAGGCTGTCAACCTCCCGCGCCGAGCACAGCACCGCAGCCGCGAGTGTCCCACCCTCGGGAAACCCAAGCAGACACCGCGCCTTCCAGTGGATGCAGTTTTTGCATGGGCCACCATCCGGCTGGGGCTTGTAACCCCGCCGCAGCCGTTCCATTCGCTCCTCTTCCCGCCCAGCGGGGCTGGTGCGATAACACTTCATGCACAGCACCGGGTTTGTCGTCGGCGTACCACAGCCCTGGCACGCCCTGCTGTTGATCGTGATGGCCATTACTCATCAACTTGATAGAAGGAACATTCGATGGCAAAAGTCCCACCAGCTTCTGGAACATCCAAGCTGCACCGCTTCTGCCACCAGTGCGCACAATCCCGACACGTAATTTTCGTACTACGAATCGTCGGTACAGGCTCCGAAGCTTTAACTTGTGCAGCTCGGCGTGGAAGCTCAGGCCACAAATCTTTGTACGCCCGCCCTGTCCTGATCTGACTAACCGACTGGGGCACAACACCTAAGAGCCGCGCCAGCTTTACGTTGTCCCGCTGATCCGTAAGGATCAACTTGACTTCTTCTGGAGTCAGCTTTCTTGTCTCCAGGGGTTTGTTGTCCGACTTGTGCGTTGGAACAACTTCCCGCTTGAGTTTCTTGTCGTAATAAACGTTCCACCTGTATCCACAACACTTACAACGGAAGCGGTACGAGCGGATCGTCGACCCGTTTCTCCAGTTGTACGTGTTGATGATTCTGCGAAAACTGTGAGTGCAATAGTTAGCCATTCCAGTGACGAATAACTCCTGCGCAAATGAAAATGTTTGTAGTCATGTAAGCCAGCAAGATGCAAAAACGCACCAGTGCAACCTGATCAGCAATCCGATTGTGCTGGTGCGCCTTCTCACCCAACGCCTTGGCGACAATCCGCCACCAGTACCTCATCGGTTCTGATAGGGTTCCGTTGCCAAGGTGTTAATCAAGCGGTTCAGATACCAGCGACACTTCATCGCATCCTCCAGCGGATCTTTCTTCAGCCACATCCGACTGAGATATTTAAGGCACTGCCACTGGAGCGAACCAGTGCAAGCATCAGGCGCATGTCGCACCCAATCCTCAAGCACCTCAATCACCTCAGTCTTCCCCGCCGTGTAGTGCGAGGGATGGTCAACTGAATTACTCATCCTTTAGAAGCCTGAACAGCAGTGTCACCTTGATAGCGACCAGTCACGGAGTAACTCTTACCGGGCAACATTGACATTTTGTGCAACACAATCTGCGCGATACGCATACCGGGCCACAGCGGAACAGCGTGCAAGGACCTAGCGTTTTGCAGTTCCAGCGTTAGCCGCCCTTTGTACCCGGGGTCGATGTACCCGGCAAGAAGATGCTCAATCCCTTCTCTGGCACGACTCGACTTAAGCGCCAGCTGCCCAGCGACACAATCCGGGAGATCGAACTCCTCCAACGTCTCCGCAAGCACGAACTCATGCGGCTGGAGCATGAACGGATCTTTCTTCGTATGCCCAGCAATGCTGAAAGGAAGTAAGGCAGGAACTTTCGGCTCTTCTACCAGCAGATTCTCACCGAGTCTCACATCGAGACTGGCGGGATTTACCAACTCCTGGAGAAACGGCGAGACCAAGCCCCGCCGCGCCAGGTTGTGGATCTCATGATCACACAAGATCGCCATCAGTCAGCCACCACAACCGGAGTGGGCTGCTGGAGCGCCACATGCTTCCAAGTCTTGCCGGACTTGATGCAGTTGATGGTGGTGACATGAACGCCAAAGTCACGAGCAATTTTTGCGACGGACTTCCCACCAGACGCAATCTGCCGCTTAATTTCCAACACCTGCCCCTCGTTCAACACCGCCACACCACGCTTGCCCTTGCGGCTGGACTTACGAGTCTTACTTTGAGACTTCGCTTTTTGTACGGACGTTGCCCGGACAATTTTTTCGCCAGCAGGCAGTGGGATGGTCTGCTTGGGCTTAGTCAGATCCAGCTGAACGTGCTGGGACGTCTCCAAGGCAAAGCGTGCTGCTTCAAGTGCTTTTGAGATCTGGTCGAACTGGGATTCAGAGAGGACGTACATGCTCATGAGTAAGAACGGGTGCAGTGTAGTAGGGGAAGCTCAGTTTTGAAGCTCCAGTTTGATGGCGGCCTGGAAATAGCCAGCCACCTTGAGGCGGCGGTAGACAGAACCGCCCTCCTCGGTCTGCTTATTTTCGATGGCGTCGTAGTCACGACGGGCTTCATCCAGGGAAGCCATGGTCTCGATGTTGAGCATGTTCAGCTCGCTATCGGACAGCTCGGACAACTTATCGAGGTACACCAGCTTCCCGCCCAGCAGATAGGAGCGGTAGAAGGGAACCATTGAAGTTTCAGTCATTCGTGTTGGATCAAGTTCAGTCGAAGTAGAGGCGACGGCGCTCTTCGACCCAGGCATCGTACTCAGCTGGATCAGCAAACCTGTGCTTGAAAACGTCCGGCACCTCTGTCGAGGGCTTGCGTGGAACACTGCGCAGCTCGCGCAAGTCGTTGTCGTTGTAACCCCGCGATTGGCGGTAGTAGTCGGCGTACCAGTCAGTCATGCGAAGTAGTTGGGATCTTGCTGGCGTATCCGGGTGAGATCCGTGAGTCTCAACTTGAGAATCTCGTGGATCGCCAGCTGTGCAAGTCGAGTGGAGCTGATGGTGTCGCTGGTGGCGAACACGTAGATGAGGTGGCGGTAAAGCTGGGTCAAGGTGCGAACCCGGACCCAGTGCGTGTCGCCGGGGATCGGTTCCATGGCATAAAGCCAGTCGTCGTAATCCTCGGCGTTTCGAAGCTCGCGGGCTTCAGTCGTCCCAATCAGACGTGTCGAGTGGAGTCCAGTCGTCGACCCGATCTGTGAGCATGGCCCGGAGTTCGGCATCTGTCGCTGGAATCAAGTCTTCATCTGAAAAGTAGAGGGTGCCTCGGCACAGGGCAGGCCCCCACTCCGCTGGCTCAAAGGCGGTCTGCGCATAACGCACCACCATGTCGTCAACAACGGCATCGACCACAAGATGGTCGCCTTCAAAACGCAGCTCCTCAATGCTTTGTACCTGGCTCATTTGATCTCCTGTGCAGCTTGGCCGGTGGCGATAGCTTCCATGCGCTCATCCCAGGTCATCTTCAGAAACTGTTCTAGGTCGAGGAGTCGCTCCAGCTGGGTCTCGTCGTAGCTGGCGCTAAAGCCCCAGTCCTTGTACTGCTGGATCTTTTGCTCCAGCTGCATACGAGCCCAGCTGACGGCGAAGTACCAAGGGCTGAGCTTGGAGCGGTCGAAGTGGACTTGAAGTGGATCTTGCATTGTTAATCAGTAATGAAGGGCTCGCCTTGGCGGGCTTGCCCTTAGTGTTGCACACAAGCCGCCCAAGCGCAAGGCCGGGCTGTTGCTTTTCTTCACAACCGCGAAGGCGGGCTGGAGCTGGCTACGCTTTTGGCCCTAGACCTTTTTTGAGGGATCTAGGCGGTCCAGTAGCAGCCGGCTGCGGGAAACAAGGTGGACACCGCGTGAGGACCCACCACCGGCTACCCCTATTAACGAAGGTGACTACTGGGCTTGAGGCTTGAACGCCTTGGCGCAATCTTTCTCTGTAATGCCAAGTGCATCGAAGAACTCGCGCAGTTTGAAACTGTGGCTTTCGAGCCCGACAAATGAGTCGTACCATCCACCAAAGTCAAGACGCTGAGCTGAAGGCGTCCAAGTGATGTCGATACCGCTGTGACGCCACTCGTCCGTGAGGTCAATTCTTTTGGGCATAAAAGTGGAAGCGACTACTCGTGATCAGGAAGTTGTTCAAGGGCGCGGCGGATGGTGTCTGCACCAAGTTGAGTAGAGCTGTTATTGAGAATGTGAGCTAACGCCTCTAGCGCCTGCCCCTTCAAACTCGGCGGCTTGGGGCGGCGGGCGGCGCGGAGTTTGTCTGGCAAAAACTCGTGGTAACCATTGGATTGGAACCACTCACAGCACGCCTCCAGCTCCTGGTCTGCACCCCATTGGGCGGCGCAAGTGGCGATGCGGCTGATCACATTCGGGCCGCCTTCGTCAGTATCAATCCACTCGCCAATCAGCTCATCTGACGGGGTGATGGGATGCTGTGCCATTACATAAAAATTTTTATGTTAGGTACGAAAGCTAGTCGTACCAGTGGATTTGGGGTGAGGGGCGTACAAAGGTTTATGGGCGAGTCGCGTTTAATGCAGCCCCGACCGAGCTGCACCCCTCAGCTTCTATTGTTGCACACCTAAGGCTTCTGGCTCGTACTGCGTGAGCACGCAGACGTCAGCGCCTTGGCGGAGTGCCGTCCCAACGATGTAGTGGAACTGTTTAACGGCGTCGTCGGACTCCTCCACCTGGTACTCCTCCACCTCGTAGGCCATGCCCTTACGGAACCACGAGACGCGGACCACGGCGAGCAGCTCGTAGGGAATGTCGCCGACGGTGTACCCCAGGGTGGGCTTCCTGGGGCGTTTCGGCTGGGGCGGTTCCGACTTCACGGGATCTCTCCAAAACACCCACGCGGCAACCCGCATGAGCCCTAGGAAAAAGTTAGGCGGGGTGAACACGAGGGCACTGGGCGTAAATCCGGTCAAGCTCGCAGAGCCGTTCCTCTTCCGTCATTTCTTTTAGGTGACGGTCAATCTCGTGGTGCACGAGAAGCGAAAGAAGATTGGAAGGTTTACGGAGCGTGCGTTTACACAGCCAATCAAGCTGTGCCGATGTCTCATCAGGACACGAAAAAGTGACGCGGCGCATACAAAGGTGTGCAACCGCATCACTTTAACGCCTTTACTACCAGATGTCAGCCTTGCTCAGCATCTCATTTAGTTCTTCCATGGTGCGATCATCGCTCGCGCGGGGATATGTTCCGACTGTCCCATTTGGGCCAAAAGCGTTGCCGTCACTGGTTTTTTGAATGGGACACACCTCTTCCAAAAGAGGCGGGTGTCCCATTCGTTTTGTTCCGGCGCCGTTTGAATGGGACACATCGGCATTTGAGCCTGCGGTGTCCCATTCGTCTTCCGTTCCAGTGCAAGGGTTTTGCTCTGAATGGGACACTTTTAAACCCTCTCCGCGCGTGTGTGAGAGAACAGCTTGGTAAACCATCGGAGCTTTACCCCCCTTTCCATTGGGACGCTCTTCTGCCACCAGCAAGCCCCGTTTAACCAGCCTGTCGAGGGCTTTACGTATCGCAGCCACAGAACCCCCCAGCAGGGGGTCTTGAACGAGCTGCTGGCGGCTGTACCAGCGTGGATAGCCCATACGTATCCGCTGGAGCACCTTGTCGGTCTGACTCGCAGGCGTGGTGTCCGCCTGATCCACCTCAGGGGTGTAATCCCGCAGCGAGTAGCTCAGGTCCTCTTCCTGCTTCATCAGGAGTTTGGTGCCACTGCGCCCGCAACGAGACTTTTCGATTGTGATCAGGCGACACTCCTGACCAAGATCACTCTGACCTTGCTGAGGTTTGGTCAGACTCCATGTCTCACTGACTGCATCTCTGATAGCAGAAGTACCTCTAAAGCCTCCAGATTTATTCGCGTGGTGAATAATCATGATTGTTGTTGCTGGCCAAAGAACACCGTTATTTCTTGTAAGCCAGTACAAAGGACTGGCGAAATCGGATTTATTTTCATCAAAAGCTTTACCTCCAGAACACCCAATTAGAGAATCAATAACTACCAAAGATGGCTTACGTTTTTTCATAAGATCTTGAAACTGTGCATAATACTGCAGAGACCAATCCGGTCTCAGTAGAGTTCTATTATCTAGCGGATAATCGCACTCCTCAAGTTGCTCTACTAAGTCAGCAATAGGCTGGTCACCGTTAAGAATCACGACTCCACCCTGTTGCACAGGAACAGGTTTGCCTCTTACTACGAACGGAGTGCCTTCCACAACATGTTTTGCCAAAGTCCACAACGCCATTGACTTACCATCCCCGCCAGCTCCGTAAACGATCACTACAGCCGGTTGAGGCAAAACATCAGGAATTAAGTAACTACGTTTAACAGCGTAATCCTTAATTGTATCCAGAGTTAATTCTCCAGGGCTTTCTTTATAGCCGACGTGATCGACATAAACTTGTTCAAGTTTTGCTTGCTCTCTATAACCAGATTCGATAGCAATCTGGTTAAGTTCATAATTGCGCTTACCTGGATCCTCCAGCTCCATAGCAGCTGCAGTACGTTTCATGCTTTCTTCAAACGAAAGCTTCGGCTGTTGGATACGAACAACAGTGTCGCTTTCTGCAGCAGAAACAACCTTCCGCAGATCCTCCGAAAGCCACATGCGGCCCGGAAGCTGCTGATCCGCCATCCAGAACAGCGTGCCGAGGCTGACTGGTCCTTTGCGAAAGGACTTCCAGACCTCTTCACAGGGGTTGCCGTCTGCCCAATCCTGAAAAAATTCGGGGTCTTCCGCAGACCACGCCGACCAAAGCGTCAAACCAAGGTCAGTTGGCAACTCCGAGTGGATCGCCATCCCCACCTTCACCCAATGATCCCGGCTGCCATTGCCCTGCCCCGGAATCACCTTCAAGGCCGACTGGATGATCTCAGCCACCTCAGCTGGATCCCGATCCGAGAAATCCAGCGCCTTCCGGTTCTTAATGAAGCCACCGTCCTGGATCTCCTTACCGGCGTGATCCCGCATCTCCGCCAACAACCACTCAGGAGCGTCAGGAATCGCCTCCAAGTCCCCTTCAAAGCCGTATTGCCCTTCCGGTGCCTTCCCATCACTGGAGCCCGGATAAGCCCCGTAGATGACGCCCTGACGGCCCCAGAGCACCTCGTAACCAGCGCCGGTATCCGACAGCCCAAAACCCTTCACCGAGCCCCACAGAGCCTCAGGAACGCGGAACAGGTACTTCGCAGCGTTCGCTTTGGTCGAGGTAACGACTGGAGCACCCTCCAGCGAATCCCCCCACTTCTTTTTGAGACGGCTGAGATTCCGATCCACGTCGAGAATCACGAGTCCCATGCTGCGACCGCCGGTAAAGACGCCCACCGCCTGGAACACATCCGGCTTCCGCTCGATCTGGAGCGCCACGTCCGACGGCGCCATCACCTGATGGTGACTGCGCTCTAGCGGTGTCTTGCCCTTTGAGATTTTCCCGGACTGGATCGCCTGACCCTTGGCGTAAATCGGCGCATACGCCATCCCCACAGGCAGCTGGCGCACAAAAGCCAGCAGGTCCTGCGTCTTACTTTGCGACATGTTAGAGTCTCACATGAGAATGTTGATCACGCCCCCGCAGCTCAGCTGTAGGGGCGTTTTTTCATGGTAGCCAGCCGGTCAAGCACGTGTTACTGTGTAAGGCGTTGGCACTCCTGCCGACCACACCAAACACCTAAACCATGGCCTTCCTTTCAAAGTCCGCATCTGCAAACGTCAACGGCGGCAACAGCGGCGGCGGCTACCTAAGCCTCAGCAAACTCCCCGATGGTGGATCCGTCCGCTTCGCCCTACTCACTGACGAACCTCTGGAGTTCTACGAGGCCTGGGGTGCCGCCAACGGCGCTAACAAGCCCTTCCGCTTCGACTTCGAGCCCACCTACGAGGACGTGGTTGCCGAAATGGGCGAGTTCGAGCCCCGCGAAGGACGCGGCGGCCCTGGAACAGCAGACGTGAAGTTCGCCATCGCCTGCCCGGTCTATAACTACGAGTCCGGCAAAGTCCAAGTCCTGCAAATCACCCAAAAGTCCATCTTGAAAGAGATCGACCAGATCTCTCAGATGGAGGATTACTCCAACCTGCTGGAGTGGGACTTCACCATCAGCAAAAAGGGCAGCGGCCTCACCACCGAGTACACCGTCCGCCCAGTCCCCCGCAAAAAGGGCAGCCAAGAGCACATCGACGCCGCCTGGATCGAAGCCAAGGCTGAAGGTTTCGACATCACCCGTCTCCTCACCGGCGGCAATCCCTTCAAGGTTGGTTGAGTCATGGATGCTTTTGAGCTACGACTCGATTTCACTCCCTATGAGTGGAAGGGTCCCGTTGTTGAAGTTTTAGACACGGCCGAAACAGTGGTCGTGAAACTACAAACCATCGAAGTGGCACCAGACCCTGTGCTTATCGCCAAACTTACGGAACTAATTCTTAAACGCAAAGACAAAGACCAAGATCTCTAAAACAACCAGCCTCGCCATTGCGCGGGGCTTTTTTCTGGTACTATGAGAGTGGGAAAAACTATTCAAATGGCCTCCAATACGCAAGACACACTGGCATCACTGCGTAAATGGAGACTGGAGCAAGACAACTCAGGCCCCTTCCGGGTCTACCGGGACATCAATAACAACATCTACCATAGTGTTACACACATCCTAAAGGAGACTAGCGACAAAACCGGACTGGAACGCTGGGAAGCCCGCCTGGGACCAGTCGAGGCAAGCTGCCAGCGCAACATCGCCGCAACACGCGGCAACATGGCCCATTCACAGGCTGAATACCTCCTCAAGACTGCCCAACAGCTGGCACGTTCCACTGCAAACAAGCGCAACAGTATTCGCTGGGACGACAACGGCCTGGCCCGCATCCCGGTCCCCATCACGCAATGGGCACTCAAACGAGTTCGCCCGAATGTCCCCCGAGTTGGCTGGAGCGCAGCAGGCTACGCCAGGGGATTGTCTGACTGGATCGCCGATAACGTCACCGAGATTTTTGCCAGCGAATTTTCCATTCACCACCCAGCCGGCTTTGCTGGAACTTGTGACGCCTTGGTGGGCCTTAAAAATAATGAGCTGGTACTAGCGGACTGGAAGACCAGTGTGGGCCGCAAAACCAAGACCGACGAAGACGGACTGGAACGTCTACCACCGGGCCATTCATACATCGACCAGTGCGGAGCCTATTCACTGGGACTTAGCCACTTGACCGGACTAAGACCAACTGGAGCAGCCATCGTGTTGGCACGCCGCTGCGGCACCCCAAACATTCACACGATGACCCGAGCCGAGCTGGATCAAGCCGAGCAGTCTTTCCTGGAACGCTGCCACATGTACTTTGAAAATCTCCATTCACAGCTTCAAGCTGAAGCTTGATTTTTCATTCATGTTTAACATTCACCATTCATAAACCGGGTCAATAAACGCCATTCATAACCAGACTGCGTAAAAGGCCATTCACTGGAACGGCCATTCATGCTGTCTCAAGTGAGTCTCATGAGTCTCGCCGCTACTGCGCTGGTACTGATCGGGGTTGGCCTGGCACTGCGGGCGCTGGTGTTGGTGGCACCGGACCGGGAGCCAGGGGGAGAGACTCTACCCTCCAGTTTGGGGCGTCTCAAGCCGTGTCGCTTGCGTCTCATCCATGGGGGCAAGAAAGGCTCCCGCTAGGGGAGCCAGTAAGGTCAGCCTGCAGACTTGGTGCGTTGCCTGTAACTGGCGCGAGGTTTGCCGGCATCGGCGCGAGGTTTGCGTGGAGCGCCTGCCGGTTTGCGTGTCGTGGGTGTTGTGCGCGCTTTTTTTGCACTTAATTTCAAGCCTGCTGGCACGAGATCACTGGGGCATGGTTCGCCGCCATTGCGAGCTTGGCACTGATTCCAGTATGGGATGACGGACTCCCAAAGCTCCCGGATCCCTTCCTTGCCGTGCAACTGGTGCAGCCGCAGCAAATCACGCCACTCGATCTCTGAGAGGGTGGAACGTTCCGCGCAGTAGCGCAAATCTCGCAGTGCCCGTTTCTCCTGGCGCGTCATTTCCCGTTCAGCTTCCCGCTGATCTCGGGCAAGCTGCTGCCTTTCCTTCTGGCTGGCGAACATTAGCCCCGAACCTCCCAGCGCTCGATAACGTGCTGTATCAGCTCGCGGGTGTGCTGGTATCGGCGTGCCTGTTCGCCGTTGCCGGTGCGGTGGAGGTTAGCGGCTGCAGCCTGGAGAGCCTGCTCAATCCGCAGCCAGTGCTCTCCCGCAAGTGTGACCGTTACGGCCCGTGCTGGTGTTGTCATGGTTCCCTATGGGTGAGGGTTACCCTGCGACAGTAGCACCTAGCGCAAGGCTTGCCAGCTGGGGCTTATGTAGTATTGTGGGCGAGCACACCAAGGCACACCCTGCCATGCAAACCACCACACCCAAAGCCAGCCCCGCTCTGCTGGAGCGTATTGATCGTCTCGCCGGAGCATCCGGCCACTGGCTGCTGATCCGAGACGGCGAACCCGAGCGCGATGGTTTCGGCTCCTGGCACCAGACCCCAGAGCGCCATCTCGAAACCTGCCTATCCGAGCACTGGCGCGGCGTCTCCCTAGGTTTCGTGCCCACCTACTGCAGCTGGAGCGATTACGCCAGCACCGGCCTAGTGGGCAAGGCTAATTACAACGTGCTTACCGATCCGGCCAGCACACCCGATCCCCTAGGCGGCATCTTGACTGTTGGTTACGGCTGGAACGGGTCCGGCGTTGTGCTGGATCTGCTGCGGGTTCCGGCTGACGTCATTGAAACCGTTGAAGCGCTGGAGTCTTACCCGCTGATCTCTGAAGACGAGCACTCCACGCTGGAGCTTGAAGAGATCGACCGGGCCTGGCAAGACTGCTACGCGTCAGACTGGCGCGACGCAATCCGAGATCAGCTGGCTGCCTACTGTCCTATGGACGTGCTGGAGCGTAACGCTTACGGCCCGAGCACCGCGAAGTATTGGGCGGATGATCAGCTGGACTCCCTGCCCGATGATCAGCTCGAGCGCGATCTGCTGGAGCTTTTCAACGCTTGCCGCGAAATGGCCGGCGAGGAATGGGAAGTGCAGGACCTTAGCACCGGCGCCTACATCAGACTGGAGCGGATCGCCGCAGGAATCGACCGCCTGGATCTCGTGGGGCTAACCGGCCTGGCACTGCTGCCGCTTGATCAGGAATGGCGCCGGGAGTCCTACCCGTGGCCGGACGGATCTGTTGGAGCACTGGTCGCGCCACTTGCTTGACGGCTGGCACCTGCCGGCGCTATTGTTTCACACGAGACCCCACCCTAAGGCTCAAACCATGGCAACAGTTCAGGATCTGCTGGCCTACGCCAGCCGCCACGCCACCATCAGACAACAGGATTACTTCGACCCTCGCTACGCCCGCGCTGATGAAGTGCGGGCCTGGCGCAACGATAAAAGCAAGCGCGACCGGCAGCGGCTGGCAGTTCTGCGCAGCTGGCCCGGACGCTGCCGCAGTGCCGAACCGCTTGTGCCTGGCACGTATTGGGGCACCCGGCTAGAGGTTACGGCTAGCGGTGAGATCGACTTTACCGCCTGCCAGTATCCGGGCCTAGAGGTCTGGCTTGCCGTGGCGGATTATTTCGAGCGTACCAATGTGGTGGAGGGCTGAGCGATGCTGGAAACTCTTACCGTTTGGGATGTTGAGCTTACCGATACGTTCGGCGGCGAGGCTAACTACAGCTGGGTGCGGCGCGATCAGCTGGCACTGCCCCAGGATGCCAGCCGTCGGCAGATTGTGACCGCTGCCAAGGCTGCACTGGGGCTGACAGGTTGCCGGTGCCGGACGTTCGAGCACGGCGAGGGGTTCGAGCTTCGCCCGGTCGGATCGTGCACCGTGGCGTTTGTCTTGCCGTCTTATTGACTGGCACCCCTACCGATCAACGGCCCGGCCTTAGCGCCGGGCTTTTTTGTCGGCGCAGGAGGTTAGCATGGGGCTAATGGGTTTGTGATCCTAACGTGGCCGATTCTGAGGCACAAGATGTAAAGAACGAACCGCTCACGGTGGCGAACGATCCCACCAAACGGTGGCGTGGTGGTAAGGGTTCATCGGTGCGGATGGATGAGCGGATGAATTTCGCCTATGCGGCGATGCTGGAGGGCGGAACCCGTCGCCAGGTGCTGCAGAAAGTGATGGATCGCTTTGGAGTATCTGAGGTTACAGCTGGAAGGGATTATTCAGCTGCGATGCAGATTCTTAAAACGGAGCAAATTGAGACTCGTGAGAATCTACTTAACCAAATCCAGGCGTTGCGCCTAGCTACGGTTCAGAAAGCTCTCAGGAAGGGCCAGCTGCAGACTGTGGCGATGCTGCTCAAGGACATGGGCGCGGTGATTGGAGAGGCTGCGCCAGAGCAACAGGCAGCCGCTGCACCCACGCTGAATATCACCGTGGAAGACAAGCGCCAAGGCTAGGCAAACCGCCGATAGTGTGCAACAATGGGAGGCAAGCCCACCACGCTTCCCATGACCAACCGCCTCCTGACCCTGGCCGCCCTGCTCACCGCTTGCGGTGTGCTCGCTATGGGCGCCGACAACACAAACCGCCTGGCACGCTGCGAGTCTGCCGGACGCTCCGCCGCCGAGTGCCGCCTCGTGGTGCTCGGGCGATAAGCTCTGCTGATGTTACACTGTGTGACAGTAGGGCCGCACTGCGCGGCTCTGCTGTGCTACAATAACGGAGTCCCAAGGGAAACCCTCCCATGAACATCACCGACCGCAGCCCCAAGCCCGAGATTATCTCCGCCGCACTGGAACTGACCGACTACCAGGCAGCCACCATCACCAGGCTGCAGCAACAGCAGCGGATCCTCTGGGCGACGCTCGCCGCGCTCACCGCCTGGGCACTACTCTAGCACACCACAGGCCGGGGGGTGACCTCCGGCTTTTTTGCGCCGTGGGCGGCACCCAGGGAACCTACTGACATATCCTCAATTCCTTCTTCTGTACTACACCGGGGGCAGGGGTTCAATTCCTGTACTACCCTAGAAGGTACCCATACCCCAAAAAATGCCCGATTCTGCTGGAGCACTCACCCTTCGCTACGCCCAAGGTGAGGTATTTTCCAGCCGAAAACGATTCAGAGTATTAGTAGCTGGCCGAAGATTCGGCAAAAGTTACCTGTCATGTATCGAGTTATTGCGTGGGGCGATCGAAAGGCCGGGCGAAACCTTTTTCTATGCCGCCCCTACATACCGGATGGCGAAAGACATTGCCTGGAAAGTCCTGAAACGCCTCGTCCCGAAAGCCTGGATCAAGGCCAAGAACGAAACGGACCTCAAGATCGAGCTGGTGAACGGCTCCACGATCGAACTGAAGGGCACTGAGAACGCAATGGCGTTGCGCGGCCGCAGCTTGGCCGGCGTGGTACTCGACGAAGCCGCCTTCATGGACGCCGAGGTCTGGTTCGAGGTGATCCGCCCGGCCCTCGCTGACAAACAAGGCTGGGCACTATTTATCTCCACCCCAGATGGCACAGCTAGCTGGTTCTACGAACTCTGGCAATACGCGGATAGCGGCGACAAGGACTGGAGCCGCTGGCAATTCACAACAATCGACGGCGATAACGTCCCCCCGGAAGAAATCGAAGCCGCCCGCGCCCAACTCGACCCGCGCACCTTCCGCCAAGAATTCGAGGCCAGCTTCGAGAATCTCAGCGGTCTCGTCGCAATCTCATTTGGCGACGACAACATCGACAAACAAGTCCAAGATCTCCCCGTCCTACCCCTCCTACTTGGGGTGGACTTCAACGTGGACCCAATGAGCGCCGTCTGCGCAGTGAAAAAAGGCGACGTGCTCTGGGTCTTCGACGAAATCATCATGACCGGCGGCGCCACCACCTGGGACCTATGCGAAGAAATCCAGTCCCGCTATGGCGTGGAGCGCCGAATTATCGCCTGCCCCGACCCCACAGGCGGCGCTCGCAAGACCAGCGGCGTTGGCGCCACCGACCACAACATCCTCCGCAAGAGCGGCTTCACAGTTTCCAGCCCCAGAAATCCCTGGAAAATCCGCGACAAGATCACCTGCGTCAACACCGCGCTGCTTGATGCAACTGGAACCCGCCGCCTCTTCATCCACCCGCGTTGCAAAGAACTAATCAAATCACTCCGCACGCTGACCTACTCCCCTGGAACTGGCCTTCCCAACAAAAACCTTGGCGTAGACCACGCTTTTGACGCACTCGGTTATCTATGCCTTCAAACCTTCAACTTGGCCAAGCCAGAGAGTCTCGGCAAAACGTCCTATCGTGTGTGGTAACACCCCTTGCTGGCACACAATGGCGGCAAAAAAGCCCACCAAAGGCCAAAAGAAGGTCGAAAAAGTGATGTCAGAGTATAAATCTGACGCACTCAAGTCCAGCTCGGGCAAAAAAGTAACCAGCCGCAAGCAGGCCGTGGCGATTGCCCTGTCTGAGGCTGGCATGACCCGCAAAAAGCGCAAGAAGTAGACCGATGGCACGCAAAAAACCCGGCGACCCCGGCCTTTACGCCAACATCCAGGCAAAGCGCAAGCGCATTGCCGCTGGCAGCGGCGAAAAAATGCGCAAGCCTGGCACTAAAGGTGCCCCCACCGCTGCTGCCTTCCGCGCAGCCGCCAAAACCGCCAAAAAACGGAGAAAATAATGGCCCTCACTATTTCTCACGGCACCAATCTGGTGGAATACCACCAGTCCACTCCCCTCACAGCAGTAAACGACTCCCTAGAAGTCCATGCTGACAGCAGCGAGTTTACTTTTGCAGCCACTGTAACTGGCGGCGCTAACTTCAAAATTGCTTTTGAAACAAACTTCAACGGTGGCGCCACCTGGTTTGAATTAGACACCAGTAAAACTATTAACTCCAATGGTCAATACATCTACTTTTATACAGGAAAACCGTCAAATCGCATCCGTATGCGCATCAGCGAAATCAGCTCTGGTACACCCAGTGTCATACCTCATATCGGTGTTGCGTATCACGGCTAATGGCAATTCAAACAGTCAACGGCGGCTGCGTCCACATCGAAATCGACGCTGAGGACGGCCTTACGCACGCCACATTCGTCTTCAAATCACCCCAAAACCCAGAAATCCTTGGCGGTTTCGTAGCAATGCTCGCCCAAGGCATCGAAGTGCTGGTGCCAATCTCTGATCCCGATGACGAGGAAGACGACGATGATTGAGTATCGCGGCGAAAAATTCTCGGGCTACAACAAACCCAAGCGCACACCAAACCACCCAAATAAATCACACGCGGTCTTAGCAAAAGACGGCGACAAAGTAAAACTTATCCGCTTCGGACAACAAGGAGTCTCTGGATCACCAAAGCGTGAAGGTGAATCCGCCGCAAATAAAGCACGCCGCGAAGCCTTCAAAGCACGCCACGCAGAGAACATTGCCAAAGGCAAAATGTCTGCCGCCTACTGGGCAAACAAAACTAAGTGGTGACTCTCTGCCAAAATAAGTACAAAGTAGGAGCCTAGCCGTGGTCTACAGCGCCAACATCCCGCCAACTGGAGCTGTAGTCAGCGAATCCCCGTTCGTCCGCAGCCTCGAAGTCATCGGCATGATGCCGGACTGGGGCGTCATGGCAGCTGTCACTCGCGGCACGAACTACATCCGCGACATGAGCGAGACCTATCTCCCTCAAGAACCGCGTGAAGACGATGACGCTTATCAAACCCGCGTCGACCGCAGCGTCCTCAGCCCGTACACGAGCCGCCTTATCGAAACCGCTGCTGGCGCCATCCTCCGCAAGCCTATCCACATTGAGGGCGACCCCTACTGGCTGGAGCTGGCACAAAACATCGACGGCCTCGGCTCGAACATCAACGAATACGCCCGCCGCGCCCTAGTAAGCAGTCTTACCTACGGCCACAGCGCCATTTTGGTGGATTATCCGGCAGCGACTGAAGCCCGAAATCTGGCCGAAGAACGCGCCATGGGCCGCCGCCCCTACTTCGTGCACGTCGACGCCCCTCAGATCTGGGGCTGGCGCAAGGAATCTGGCACCAACCGCCTGCTGCAAGTCCGCATCCACGACTACGACGTCCGCCCACTGAACGAGTTTGGCGAAGAGCAAGTCGAGGAAATGCGCGTCATCTACCCCGGTCGCTACGACCTTTACACCCTTGGCCAAGAACTCGTGGAGTTCACCGCCACCGGTGGCTACAGTCTCGACGAAATCCCCCTAGTCCCGATTTATAGCAATCGCCGTGGCCTGCTGGTATCCCAGCCCCCACTACTAGACATTGCCAATCTGAATATCACGCACTACCAACGCCAAGCCGACCTAATCCACGCCCTACACATTGCCGCCATGCCCACCCTTGTCCTAGAGGGCTGGGATGACACGACTGGTTCCGCAACGATGGGCGTCAACTACGCCATCGCCATGCAGCCGGGCAACAAGGCGTACTACGTACAGGCCGACGCCACCAGCTTCGACGCCCAAATGCAAGAACTCCAAGCACTGGAGGGCCAAATGTCCACGCTTGGCGTCACCAAACTCTTCGGCCAGAAGTTTGTCGCCGAGTCTGCCGAGGCCAAGCGCATCGACCAAGCTCAATCCAACAGCGTCCTCTCGATCATCAGCCAAGAACTGGAAAGCGCCCTCAACCAAGCCTTCGGTTTCGCCGCCCAATACGTGGGCATGGAACCCCCCGAAATCACGATTGACCGCGACTTTGACTACTACCGCCTGATCGGCCAAGACGTCTCCGTACTGGCACAACTGAACCAGATGGGCAAAATCAGCGACGCGATGCTGCTGGAGATCCTCCGCCGTGGCGAAGTTCTCCCAGACAACATCAACATTGAGGACGAACTGGCGGCCAGCACCAGCAACGCACTCGCATTACCGGAAACCGCAGAGAACACAGGCGACGAGGACATGGATCGCCGCGAGGAAGAACTTAACTCTTAACTGCTAACCTAGAAACGTCCAAGTAATACACAACTGTGCCCGAAGAACAGCAAGCACCAGTGACTCCTGTGGAGCCTGTTGCCCATCAGCCTGTGGCTGAAAGCTCCGATCTGGCCACCCAACTCGAAGCACTTCGTGCGAAAAACCAAGAGTTGATCGCCGAACGCCGCAAAGACCGCGAAAACCGCGAAACCCTCCAAAAGCAGCTCGATGAGCTGCGTATAGCCCAAGAGTCAGCAAAAACCGCAAAGTTAGCCGAATCCGGCGAGTTCAAAACTCTCTGGGAAGAAGCCCAGCAAACTGTTGCTGACCTCAAGCAACAACTCGCATCAAAAGAATCCGAAGTCGAACAAATCCGCCAAGGGTTTACACAAGAACAAGTGAAATCTGCCGCCATCGCACAGCTTTCCCAAGCTGGTGCACTGGCACCTGATCAGCTGTATCGTTTACTTCAGGAGAACCTACGCGCTAAAGAAGGACAGCCGGTGGCTGTTGTCGGCGGCGTGGAAGTTCCGGTTGGCGAGTACATCGCCAACTTAAAAAACCCCGGCAGCGGTTACGAGCATCATTTTGCAGCTACGAACCGTGCCGGCATGGGTGTTACGGGTAGTGCCCGTACAACCGCCCTTCCCGGCCAATCCAACCCTTGGACTAAGGACGGCTGGAACATCACTCAGCAAATGATGATGCTCGCCAGTGACCCCGACAAAGCCAGGCTGTTGAAAGCAGAAGCCGGCATCAACTAGCCCCTGTGGGGCGACCTCCGCAAACCCACCTAGGAGCCCACAATGGCTGCTTCACTCGAAAACTATTCCGGCGGTACATTCCTGTCGGATCTCGTCGCACGTCCCGAGTTTCTCGCTTACACCAGCGAGGGCATCTTCGAGCAATCGAAGTGGATCCAAAGCGGCATTGTGCAGCGCAACGCTGCACTGGACGCCCGCAGCGGCGGCACTCGCGTGCGCGTACCTTTCTTTGACCCCATCAACCCCACCGAAGAGCAGATCCTCTCCTCGGCTGCCTGGGGCACCTCTGCTGCCGGCTATCTGACTCCTCAGAAGTCGACTGCCGACGAGCAGATCATGACGATTCTGCATCGTGGCTTCGCTTACGCCGCAGACGACCTCAGCAAGCTCGGCTCTGGCGCCGATCCTCTGGCCCACGTCCGCAACCAGCTGACCGCCGCCATCAACAAGCTGAAGACCACCACCCTGAAGAACCAGCTGCTGGGTCTTTTCGGCGGTATCTCTGCTGCTGGCGTGCTTGGCCCCAACCAAGTCGACGTGACTGGCACAACCAGCGCAACCGAGGCGAACTACATCTCGGCTGCCAACGTGATCAAAGCCAAGAACGAGCTTGGCGAGCGCGGTGAGGAGCTGGACTCCATCGCCATGCACAGCGCTGTTGCTTATTACCTGCAACAGATCGGGATGCTGACCTTCAGCACCTCTGCTCTGGCCGCCGCTGGTGCAGTGACCTGGGGCGGTGGCGGCGTGGGCATCGGCCAACCCGAAGTGGCGACCTTTGCTGGTCTCCGCGTGGTGATCGACGACCAGCTGACCTATCTGACCGGCGGTACTGCCACCCACCTGGTGAAGTATCCGGTCTATCTGTTCAAGTCTGGCGTGGTGTCCGAGGGCATCCAGCAGGATCTGCGCCTTGCTGCCGACCGCAACATCCTGTCTATGCAGGATGTGATCGCCGTGGATTACCACTACGGCTACCACGTGACCGGCACCAAGTACGCCAACGCCACCGATAACCCGACCAACGCTGGTCTGGCTACCACCGGCAACTGGAACCTGGTGTACAGCACCACCAAGATGGTGCCCATCGTCCGTTTGCTGGTTAACACACCGTTTGATGTAACCGTGTACTCCTGATTTTCAGGTCACGGCACAAAAAATGGCCCCCTCTCGGGGGCCTTTCTTTTTATCAGGCTTCAGCTTGAAGCCTAATTTCCTCTTGTCGCTGAAACACCGTTTCCGAGTCAATCGCCATCTTGTACGACTGGAGTACCAGCTGATTCACCAGCACATAAGAAACCTGCAGCTGTTCGCAGATCTCAGGAACTGTTGCACCAGTCTCACGCAGCTTCTGAATCTCTTTAGCCACATCAGCCCACTTGCGTGGTTTAGATGCCTCATTTTTAGCGGCCGGCTCTACGCTGGCCTCGACTGTCAAGCTTTTACGCACTGGCATGAAACGAGTCCGTCTCTTCGTACTACAGGATAACTGTCGCAGCTTTATCGACGTCCCTTACGGCCAACACACCGAAGCCCAAGCCGAGCTGGAAATGTTCGGAGCCAAGATTTACCACTCGATGGTCTTAAGCGAACCCCCCAAACAAAGGAAATCCCGCACTGGCGCTAGACTCAAACAAAGGATGTACTGATTGTGGCTGCCGTCATTGATGCCACTGTTGCCGGCGCGTCAGCCAATAGCTACGTGACGCTGGCCGCTGCAAACACATATTTTGAGACCGTCCCAGACTCATCCACCTGGACTGATAAAACCGACGACCAAAAGAACCGCGCTTTGATCAGCGCCACCCGCTGGATCGACGCCCTCAGCTTTTACGGCGACCGCTGCACCACAACCCAAGCTTTGAAGTGGCCCCGCGAGGACTTCGAGGTTGACGGCATCGAACTGGTCTGCACCGTCATCCCAACAGAAATCAAAGTCGCCACCTACGAACTGGCACGCGCCCTCGCCAATGACACCGACGCCATCACGGGCAGCACTGGCACCACCGGCCTCTACGACCAAGTGGAACTGGGCGAACTGAAGGTCAAATACAAGTCAAGCTCCATGACACCGGGCATGGTGAACAACGTGTTCGACCTGTACCCCTGGCTGCAGACTTACCTTGGCGCTTACTGCATGGGCGGCGCCACCAACTACGCCGTTCGTCTACGTCGAGGCTGACATGGGCCTGATAGACACCACCTTCGCCCCAATACCCACCTCCGTCCTCGCCGACTGGGGCCAAAACATCACGTACATCAAAACAGCAACACCCCGCACCTACAACCCAACCACCGGAGCAGTCACTGGTTCCGACACCACCGTCACGGTCAAAGCCGTTATTACGCGCGTAAGTCCTCGTGAGGCGGAGGGTCTTTACCAAACAACCGATATCAAAGTCATCATCGGAGCGGGAGAGCTTGGCACTTACTACCCAACCGAAGCCGACCGCATCCAGTACCAACAAGCTGGATCAACACGCGAAGCAAAGATCATCGCCATTACCACCTATCGCGGCGACAACCCGGTGTATCACTCTCTAATCGTGAGGCCCCAGTAATGGCACGTAAAGGAGGCTTTCTAAATGAACTGGATCGCTTAGGACAAAATCTGGATCGTCTTGCTGTTGCAGCTTTTAGTCGAGGACCAGCTCGCGCCGCAGAAGAAATTGTCGTAGATCTACAAGAAGCAGGCCCTGTGTGGTCAGGTAAATTTTCAAATTCTTGGCAAATTGAAACCACTGACGGACGCCGCACTGCAGGCGATGGCGGTCCTGGTGTTCCACGGCGTGTACCTGCACCACTGCTTAGCGGGCGTGGTTTTGCCTTTGATGATGTTAAGTACACCATCTCAAATTTCGCATCTTACGCAGACGAAGCACGCGACTTAGCAGAAGGTATTTTCATCGACCCTGGTACAACTCCGCTAAAGGAATATGATCGCGGCACTCGTGTAAGTGGCTATCGCGGCGACTTGATAGGGGATGATGAAGGCCCTAACCGCAGCACAGCCCCGCTTGACTGGTACACAACCTATGCCCGTGGCGGTGCTATAGATAGGCGGATACGGATTGAAATGGACGAAGAACTGGGACGCATCCGTTTATGAACTACCAAGCAATCCGCGCCGCTGTCGAAAATCCGCTGCTTACAGCGTTTGGCGCACTGGTGCCACCAGTACCAGTGTATTTCGACAACATCACAGCAGTCCCGCCTAACACCACCACTGAATACGTTCGCGTCAATGTTACTTTCGGTATTACCAACGAACCCACGCTTACCAGCAGCGTTGACAACGCCCGTGGCGCTGTTGTTATCCGCATTTTCACCGAAAAAGGCAAAGGCCCAGCCCGCAACCAAACTTTGATCACTGCAGCAGTCAACGCACTGGAGACACTAAACAACACCGCCAAAACAACAAGCGGCGTGTTTTTCCGCGTCGGCGAAATCAATGGGCCGACATTTTCAGCGACAGAAGAAGCCCCGCATTTTGTTGGAAGGATTGATACCTCTTACGTCGCAACTGTTTTGTCGTAGGTGATGCTTAACAACAGGCGCTAACCTGTATTAAGCCGGGCAGTGCCCGCCCAACAACGTTCACTTGGTACGCCCTATGGCCACCACCGTTCTGTCCGGCACGTCCGGCGCCCTCTACTACAAACCCGCCGGCACCACCGGCACTTTCGGCGAAGCCGGCGTCAACACTGGCACCGATGTAATCACCGTCGCCCCCTACCTGAACTTCAAGGCAGGCGACCCGGTGAAATTCCGCGTGGTGAACAGCCAGACGGGCGGCTCCGGCACCGGCACCCTGCCTGCGCCCATCTCTGACGCCACCACCTATTACGTCCTGAGCTATACCGCTGCAACTGGTGCGCTCACCGTATCGACTTCTGCCGGCGGCACCATCCTTGCCATCACCGACGATGGCACCGTGGCTGCTCCCAACGAGTTTGAGGTGTATTACGCCGACTACGCCGTTGTCGGCCAGTGCCGCGACTGGAGCTTTGAAATCAGTCGCGCTGAAATTGACGTCACAGTCATCGGCCAAACCCCCGGCCAGTATGTGCCCTTCCGTAGCTACATCAGCGGCTTCGGCGATGGCACTGGCACCGCAACGGTCTACATGACCAACGAGGACGCCGCCCTGTCCAACCGCATGATCGAGGACGTGCTCCAGCGCCAGCAAAGCGGCGCTGCCTTCAAGCTCTACACCGACCGCGTGTTCAGCGGCGGCACCCTGAGCGAGAGCCTGAGCCGCTCCATCTCGTTCGATGCAGTGCTGACCTCGGCCAGCCTAAACATCAACCCCGACGACGCCCAATCGGTGACCGTCAATTTCCGCCCTGCTGGCACCCCGACCTTCGACTTCAGCACCTCCGCCTGATAGTCTGCTGTCGCAGTCAGTTCAGCAAGCCCCGGCCCACAGCCGGGGTTTTTCATTTCTACTCCGCTACACTAATCCCATACCCCAAGCATTGGTATGCCCGTTCCTGTACGCGCAATCGACCGTCTCCGCAAGGCCGCCAACCTGGAGCCAGTCAAAAAAGTAGTAGAGCTGTCCGACGGCAGCAAATTTGAAATGTGGGTGGCACCACTAACGATGGCTGAGCGCGAACGCGCCCAAAAACAGGCCAAATCTGACGACGCCAACGCCTTCGCACTCCAACTGCTGATTGCCAAGGCCCTCGACGAATCCGGCTCGAAGCTGTTTAGTGTCGGCGAGGTGGATGTGCTGAAAAACGAGGTGAAGGACAAAGACTTGCAGGCTCTGATGCTGGCGATTTTGACCGACGACGCCGAGCCCATCGACCCAAAATCCTGAGCGCCGAACTCCGCAAGGACAACTGGCTCATGCTCCAATTTGGCGTCGCCAAGGAACTGGGCCTAACCCTTACCGAAGTTCGGACGACTATGACCGCCGAGGAATTACTCGGCTGGAGCGCCTACTTCCAGATTCTGAACGAAGACCAGCAGAAAGAGATGGACAAGGCCAGACGCCGCCGCTAACCCGGCGGCTTTTTTACACCGTAAACTGAAGTACCAGAGTGTGACGTGGAGCCGTGGCTTACAGAGCCGATATTGAAATTGCGGTACGCGGCGCCCAAGAACTTAAGCGGCTTCAAAACGAAGTATCCGCAACATCAAAACTTGTAAACCAACTCAACAACTACCTAGAAAATATCGGTAGCGGAGGCATTGTCCGCAACATCAACAATTTACGTGACGTTGTAGGCCGGGCAGCTGCTGCATTTAATGAAGTCGCTTTGGGCACAGATGAAGCAACTATTGCAGCCAAAAAATACATAACAGCAACAAACGAGCTTAATACAGGCCTACGTGAAAGAGCCGAGCTACTAAAACAAATCACTGAGCAAGAGCGGAAAGCGAAGCTTGCCGCCGCTGGCGTAAGAGAGACTACGCAATACGCTGGTCCTATCGGCCCAGGCCAAGCTTCGCCAGTCGCACTATCCTCACAACTCCGTGGACGAACAGAACAGATACTTGCCGAACGCAAGGGACGTACTGAATTAAACGCGGTACTACAAGACCAATTTAAACGTGAGCGGCAGCTCGCTAATTCCAAGCTAGATGCGCAAGCAGCAAAAGTTCAAGCTGCTCTAGAAGCCCAAGCAAATGCTGCCGCCGAAAGCGCTAATCAAACACAAAAACTCGCAGACAGACAGCAAGAATTCACGCAGCGTACAGAGGCTGCAGCTCGCGCCGCTCGTTCACAAACTGCTGAATTTATTCGCCAACAAAGGCTACAAAAAGAGTTTCTGAGAGGGCAAACAGTCGGAACGGTCGAGTTTGCGCCCGGTGGCCCAGGATTCAGTGGCGGCTTCACAGAAGGACAACGAGAAGCCGCTAACGCACAAGCAATACTCAAAACAAAGCAGCAAGAAAACGCGATTAGGCGAGAAACTTTACAGTTAATAACCAGAGAAGAACTATTTGAGATCAAACTCAACAAAGTATTGGAACGCAATGCTGCTGCCGTTGCCAAACGAGCAACAAATAGAAAACAAGCATCTGAAGCAGCGGGCAATGCAATCATTGGCGGCGCGTTCCCCTTACTTTTTGGTCAAGGCCTTGGCGCAGCTGTCGGTGGCGGCGCAGGCGGTGCCATCGGAGGCGCATTAGGCGGTTCTTTTGGTTTTGGTTTATCCCTTGTTGGCACCGCAATAGGTAGTGCTTTTGATACAGCTGCTAATTCTGCTAGAGACTTCGCAAAAGCTCTGCGTGGAACTGGAGATGCTACGCAAAGTCTTGAAGCCTTGCTGGGAGGTCTAAATCCTCAAACTCGTACCCTTATATCCAATCTGCAAAGCAGCGGACAAACGGCACGCGCTGCCCAAGTAGCCTTTAACGAACTCAGTGCCGTAATCGGAAGGGAAAACACGAAAGCTCTTCAAGACGCAGGCAACGGCTGGGACAACTTTGGTAAACAAGTTAAAACTACGCTCACGTTAATAACCGCTGAAGTTATTAAAACATTTAAGGAAATTGAGCGTACTAATCCTCAAAAAGGCGGCTTTTCTATCGCCAGCTTCATAGGTCAAATTGCTTTGCAAGGCGAAAAGCGGCAACAAGCCGCTGCAGTTACTCCGGAAGCTGCACAACGAGCCGCCGGGCTGCAGCAAGAAACAGACCAACTACGCACGCAGGCCGCTTTAACGACACTTAGCGCTAAAAATAACCTCGATCTTTTCGTATACACCTCTCAGCGCCTTGCGCAACAAGAACGCATTAGTCGTGAAGCTGAAATTGAATACAAGTTTGTTCAAGGACAGATTAGTGGTAAAGAACGTTTGATCCTACTAGATCAAAGCCGTCTAAAGACACAAATTGATCTTAATGCCATTGAAAGGCAGCGTATTGAAGAACTACAGCGGCGCCAAGAGGAGGCGGCCCGCAGAGCGGAGGAGGCCGCACGCAAACAGGAACAGACAGTAAAAAATATACTGGGTTTACAAATTGAACTAAGTCAAGTTACTTTAGAGTCCGCCGATGTAGATGTAACCCGCACAACAACTACTCAAGGACAGCTAGCTGGATTAAAGGAAAGCTTACGTCAACAACAAGGCCGCCTTAATGTAGAAGCACGCATACTAGATCTACAACTAGATCAAAAATTACTTTCAGCGGATATATCAGCAAAAGAAAAAGAACTACTTATTTCTATTTACTATAAACAACGAACCAATTTAGAAGGTCAGGCTCAAGCAAAAGCCCGTCTGCTTCAATTAGACATTGCACGTCTAGAAACTGCTCGCGCCATTGCGGCGACTGAAGGCCCTCGCCAGCTCCAGGACATTGGCCAACAACGCGGCGGTCAATTAGGGCGTATTCGGGCTCAACTGGCCAACCCTTTAGGCGGAGATACCCTAGAACAACTTAATCAGCAGTTAGATCAATCTGCACGCCGCTATGAAACGCTGGTTCCACTAGAGAGGCAGCTAGCTGATCTGCAAATAGAGCGTAATGCTGTAGCTTCTTCAGCTTCTTCAGAAGAACTGGGATTGCTAGATAGTCGTATAACCAGTACCTTAAGCGCTATCCAACTGGAACAACAGTATCTGTCTCAAATAGAGTTGTCCGAACAGGCACTGCTAAGACAACAGCAATTTATGGGCCGTTACGGCCAACTTATACAAGGAGTCAGTAATCAAATTGCCGGTTTAATGACAACAAACCTTTCTGAAATTATTCGTGGCACAAAAACGGCACAGCAAGTATTTGCTGAGTTTCTGGACGCTGTTGGTAACGCTTTATTACAGACAGCTCAACAAATGATTGCTCAATACATTGCAATAGGTATTGCAAGAATTTTTGCCGGTTTAGGCGGAGGTGGTGGAGGTGCCGATATGTCTAAGTCCGGTATTACAGAAGCCACATTGGCACCCATGCGCCAATACTCAATGGAAGGCCCCCTTACAGGCATGGCTGGCGGAATCGGACTTGCCAATGGCGGCCCCGTTTCAGTTGGGCAACCTTATGTGGTCGGTGAGCGCGGACCTGAGTTGTTCTTGCCCAGCACAGGCGGCAACGTCATGTCAAACAACGACTTGCGTTCTGCCATGGGTTCCAGCTCCGCTGCAGCAGGCGCACCAGTGCTCAACATGAGTTTCCAGACCACCAACATCGGCGGGGTTGAATACGTCAGCCGTGATCAACTGGAGCAAGCCATGGCAGCCACCCGCCGCCAAGCCGCCAGCGACGGTGCAAAACGAGGGATGACAATGACCTTAGATAAACTGCAGCAAAGCCCTGGCACCCGTAGCCGCGTGGGTCTCCGCTGATGACTGCTCAATTCCCCGGCATCAAACCATCAGAGCGGAGCTTCCGTCTCGGTCAGTTCCCTACAAAGGTGTATCGCGCCTTGTCTGGCGCCACGGTCAAACGAGCCTTTGGCAACCGCGCCTATGGCTACGAACTGCAGCTGACCTTCACCAACATCACCGATAGCGCAGCATCCCAGCTGATTGACCATTACAACGGCACATCCGGAGGCTTTAGTCGGTTCACTTTGCCCGCTGAGACATTTGCTGGAATGGATGCGACGCTAACCAGCAAGATCCAATCGCCCACGCAAATCAAGTGGGAATACACCAGCCCGCCTGAAGTGCGCTCGGTTTACGTCGGACGTAACACTGTGACGATCAGCCTCGCCGGGGAGCTTGATTACTGATGAGCGAAATTCGCATCGCACAGTATTTCAAACTGACAACTGCTGGTGGTGTCGTTCATCGCTACCAGAATTATTTTGTAGGCGCCAGTAGTACCTATCTGAGCGAATCCTATGGTTTTGCTCCGTTTCAGGCATCTGGTGCGCTTGCCACGCTTAACGGCGACAACGAAACGCTACAGGTCCTGTTTCCGAATCTTGAGGTTGTGCTGCGGCTGGTAGAGCAAGCCAACGGCAATCGCCTGAGCACCTTGGCGTTTACAACAGCGTGGCTTAATGCCAGCGATCAAATCCTGACGCCGCTGACCGATTACTACATCGGCATTGGCGCCAGCTTTAGCGAGACCACTGTTGAACTGCGTTTCCGCTCTGCAATCGACAGCGTGGGCAGCGCCTTCCCAGCTCGAACCTTGACACGCGAAAACGTTGGCCCGCTGCCTCTTAACAGCGAGCTGTATTTGCGGTGAACGACCTAATCGGCTTGAAGCGTGCATGGGGCGCCTACCCTGGCGATGGTTCAGGCACGGTCGATTGCTGCCTCCTGTTTGCCGAAGTTCGCCGCCGGCTCGGCTACTACGATCACACACCAGATTTTGCTTGGTACTTTGAGCGCTATACCGACGACACCTTTCCGCGTCGGATCATGGCGAAATGGCTGCTACAAAACGGCACGCGGCTAGATGGTCCTGAGCGTCACGCAGTTGTGTTGTTGCCTGGTACAAAGGGCGGCGCCATGGGTACAGTGTTAGACGACGGCAACGTTTTGTTTATCAGCGAGAGATCCGGCGTGGTGCTGGCTCCGCTTCCGCCTAATCACGGCCATTATTTCAGGCTTCACAAATGACCCGCCGCCTACTGCCCTACGAACACCAGCTGATTGCTGAGCTGGGCATTAGCGAGCAGGAATACCTGAACTTTGTACAGGCCCAATTTGATCACACACGCCTACCTGCAGATAAGTTAAATGAACCGCAGAACTGGGAAACAGTTGCAATCGTGCTGACGATTGTTGGCATCCTGTTTCAGGTTGGCGCAGCACTGCTGGCACCCAAGCCAGAACTTCCGTCCCAGCAAAATCAGCGCCGTAGACGCGACCAAGCATTTTCCCCGCGCTTTGGATTTAACAGCGCACAGGAGTTAGGCAAGTACGGCGATCCTGTCAATCTGGTTTATTGCAACACCGACCAAAACACAACGGGCGGCGTTCGCGTCAACACCTCAATGGTGTGGTCTGCTGTCAGCAGCTTTGGCTCCAGTCAGTTCATGCAGATGGCTGCAGTGATTGGCGCGTCAAACATTGATCCCACCGGCATTGATGTAGCCCGCACAGCCTTTGGTCAGGCAACCCTGCGTCAGTTTGGCGCGCAAAAGTATTGGCTGTATTTACGTCAAAACGGGATTCTGCGTTTTAGTGATCAACGTTTCGGCGCTGGCACAGATCCAACGAGCGTCAACGAACCTGCATCAGCTTTTGTTTACCGTGCTGCCTTAACTGGAGCGCAAAAGGCAGAAGGCTTTAGCCAAGCATTTTCACCGTCCACGATGACACGGTGCGGCGTTACAGCGCCAATTCCGATCAATGTTCTCTATCTAGATCGTGACGAAAGAGGCTCATCCAGCCTGCGGGCAGATCTGGGAATTGAACTTAACGGACGTGGCGGATACTGGCCCGACAACGTTTTAGATAACTCACGCCCGGTTGTTCCTGTTGGGACTGTATTTACCCTGCGCTTCAAAGGGCTTGCCAGCAATGGTGCCAGCGATGTACGCCAAGCCGCATCCGAGTTGCGTCGTACTTTGTTGAGCTACATAGACGCGGCAAGCACCTACAAGTTAGGCAGCGCCAAGTTTCGCGTTAAGGGTCAAATTCAGGACTTGGAGCTGGATAACGATGCGACAACTATTGATCTGGAATGTATCGAGCCTGGTATTTGCCCAGAGGAAGATTATGGCACGCTCAACTACAAAGCCAATGAGCGCGAGGCAACAGATGAAATCAAGCGCCTTAATGCAGAAATTGTAGAGCTAAACAGGCTTATTTCGCAGACGCCGCCAATTCTTACTGGCTCTGCATCAGCCCGCGCTGGTGAAATCAGCAATCGAATCAATGAAATAAATAACAAGATTGATGAAATTGAAGAGCTGCGTGATCGCAAATGGACAACGGATGAAATAGAAACAATCGCTGGAGACGATGGCAGTAACTACAACGACGAAACAAGACACTTCGCAAGAAAGGTTGAAGAGGCTCGTGAGCTTCGCAGAGAATTTCAATCAAAAATTGACGACGAGCTAGACAAAGAACGGGCACGCAGAGATAGAGACAAAATTAGGCAATGGAAAGATAGTATTCGAGCTATCAACACTAGGCTTAAAAATTTACAAGGAAAATTAGACGAAGCAATACGTCAATACGGCTTCGCGGATGGAGGTAAAGGCCGTAACTTGCGTCAGGATCGCAAGCGCTTGCTGCGTGAGCAAAACAACCTCAACAAAGAGCTGGCAGAAATCTACGGTGGCACTAGCAACGTTGATCTAGATGCCACAAATAGCCGCGCTAGCGGCTGGCAAAATCAAATCAACCAGAAGCAAGCCGAAAAGGCATATTACGAAGCTGTTCTTCGCAACCCGGAGCTGCTGAACGACTTCTTTAACACCAAATGTTTGGTGAAAATTGAAGAAGCAACTTACGAAACAATTACCCCCTGTCGTGTTGTTGATTTTGCGCTAAAAGCTCGGGTATTCAAGCGAGTACAAGGGCGGCAAAAGGTCTATGGCGAAGTCACCATGGACAACTACAAGGAGAGCGATAACGGTTACAAACTGCGCTCCATGTTCTTCTGGGTCTGGTATCGCCGCACTGGCAATGACTGGACTCGCGTACCACGCATCTTTGTTGTCCGCCGTGGCGCAGACGTAGACAACTTCATCTCGCTCAAATTCATCGCAGATGACAACACCGGAAACTGGCAATTCAAGTTTGAGCCGATTGCTGAAACTGCTGCCGAAATGCGCCAGTACGGCTTCACTGATTTTGCCTACATCGAAAACGCCGGCAACGTTCAAACCATCAGCGGACCTGCAGGCGGTACGTTTACCTTCACCGGCAAACTACGCAACCGCGATGGACTGCTGGCACCAATTAACCGCAACCCGTCTGAACTTGACGAATGGGGCCTGTTCTCCATGCGCTCAGATACGCAGTTGAACTTCAGCTTTGATAACGGTCCAGAGCTTGAAATTAAAGCTGTCACCGAACAATCAACCGAGGCGTTCAGTAATTACCCGCAGCTGTACAACAACCTGACAATGCTGGGCTTCAACGTCTACAGCGGTCAAGGCGTACAGGATCTGCGTTCTATGAGCGTCTTCGTCAACAAAGGTCGCCTAGTGCGCCGCCTCAATGACGACGGCACCTACAGCGCAAATCCGGACATCGCCTCCAGTTTTGCACCCGAAATCTTCCTAGACACCATTCTCGATAACGTTGACGGCATCGGACAGTACGCCAAGATCGAAGGAATCGACCTGCCCGCACTGGCACTGGCTAAGCGTTTCTGCCAGCGCAACAACCTGTTCTTTGATGGTGTAATTGCTGAGCCGACTGCCTGGCGTCAATTCTGGGCAGAAGTTGCACCGTACAGCCTGCTGGAACTTGGCCGGATTGGCGGCAAGGAAACCCTTATTCCTGCAGTGCCCTGCGACAACGCCGGCAACATCACCCGCACGGTGCCAATCCGCGCCATGTTTACCGCCGGCAACATCCTTGAGGATTCCTACAAGGAAGAATTTATTGACTACGGCAGCAGTGTTCAGGATCTAATTGCCACGGTGATTTATCGCAACACCGAACGCGACGGTGTGTTCCCGCGTAATGCCAGCGTGGATGTAAGTCTTGTTGGCGTGACTGAAGCAACCGCAATCCGCCAAACGTTTGACCTGTCGCAATACGTCACCAACAGAAGCCAAGCGATCATGTACGCCAAGTTGCTATGTCAGCAGCGCCGCAATATCCGCCGCAATATCGAGTTCAAAACCTTCCCAACCGACAGCCCGCTGTCCCCTGGCGCTTACATCTACGTTGACGCCGGCTTGCAGGAATGGCAGGGCATTTACAGCGGACAGGTTGAATCGGGTGGCGCGTTAAACATCCCGCTGGCAGACACCATCCCCAACGGCAGCTACAGCGTGTTGCTTTACAAGGATGGTCAAAGCGTCATCACCACAACCGCCAGCATCAGCTCCAACGTGGCCAGCTCACTTGCCGGTTACGAAGGCTGGCTATTTGTGCTTGGAACACCTGCCAAGGCAAAGCGCACCTTCCGCGTGGTTGAAGTCCAGATGGATGAGGAAGGCGAAGTCAGCGTGCGGGCTGTGGAGCATCCCTGTGATAACTCCGGCCAGAGCCTGATTGCTGACTTTAGCGACGGGCTATTTGTCATCCGCTAGCCTGAAACTACGCATAACACGGTCTGATGGGCTTCTATACAGGTCGCTCCGGTTCCTTGGTGGTGGACGGGAAGCCTGTCGCCAAGATTCGTGATTGGTCGCTTGATACGACGGTTGAACTGATCAGTACCAACACCGTCGATAGCACCAGCAACACGTTTGTCCCTGGCATCAAAAGCGCCACCGGCAGCGCCACGCTGGTGTACTACAGGCTTGAGGCTGGTGAGTCTGCCACCTACAGCCAGTTCACGGCATTACTGGGCAAGATCCAAAAGGTTGGCGCGGTTGCCGAATCTGACCGCGTGCTGATGGAACTGAAAGTCGGCACCAACACCAACGACAACATCCAGTTTTACGCCTACATCACATCGGCGCAGGTTGCGGTATCAACTGGTGAGCTGACTTCGGTGCCAATTCAATTTACGGTTGACGGCGACTTTATTGCTGGAGGCGTAATCGAATGACGGTATTTCTAGGCGTTCATGGTTCCGTAAAACTGCGTCGCAATACAGGCGTCATTCCGATTGAGGTTGCAGACAGTATTGACCCAGCGGATGTAAACACCAGCCTTAATCGCATCGGTTTTGATACATCCCTAGACAATATCCTTACCGGCGACCGCGTAGACATTGCGACCACCGACGTGCGCGGCTTGGAGTGTTTTGCCAGCAGTGCATGGGCGTCAGGCGTGGTGGAGCCTTCGATTTCGGCTTACGTCAACGTCAACAACGCAGGTGGTCTGCGCTTTTTTACCACTTTTTCCGATGCGGTCAATAACAACAGATCTGCTGAGCTGACAACTTACGCCTTCACTGGTGCGCCGCTGCCGATTACTTACACAATCCGAGACGTTAATTACAACACGCTCGGCAACGTAACCAGCTATCAGCTCAATACCGACCGCGAGGCGCTTGACGCAACAACACTAAGCGATAAGTTTCGCAGCCAATTTGCAGCAGGACTGATCAGCGGCAGTGGAACGATTGACTGCCTGTTTGATTACACCACTAACGGCGAAAAAGAAACGCCCTTGGTGATGCTGCAGTTGATCCAGCGTCTTGATATCGGCAGTGAATTTGAGTGTGCGTTTTATCTAACCGACTCGGAAATTACGCCTGAAACAGAAACGATCTTTTATCAAGCGACCGCGATGGTTACGCGGGCTGGCGTTACGGTCAACACGACTGACACGATCCAGTGCGCGATTGATTTTGTAACCACGGGCGAAATTCGGTTGCTGGTGGGACGCCCCGCTGATTACATCCTCAAGGAAGACAACGACCGTATTCAACTGGAGCAGTCTCTCAACTTCCTGCTACAGGAAACGACTGATTAAACTGACTTTACGGCTGCAGGCACCGGAGGCTTTACCTTGTCCGACCAACGCATTACGCAGTTACCTGCCCTCCCGGCTGCGTCTGCGGCGGCCACCGACGTATTGCCTGTTGCCGACGTATCGGCTAGTCAGACCAAAAAGATCACGGTCAAGGATCTGGTAGATGCCGGTCTCGACCTTGTAGATGCCAGCAGCATTGATCTCGACAAGCTGGATCAGTCCAGCACCACCAAGATCGGCGCTACTGCCCTTGCTTCTGGCGCTGTCACTGCAGCCAAGCTTGCGGCTGATTCCAGCATTGCGGTTGATACCACCGCTCCTGTTAGCGACAACTTTGAGGGTCGCGGCTACTACAACAGCAGCACTGGCATCTTGAAGGTTTATGCGGCTGGTGCCTACGCCGACGTAAACGCGACGATTGCCAACGACGCAGTTACCACCGCCAAGATCCTTGATGGCGCTGTAACGACTGCCAAGGTCAGCAGCCTTGATACGGCAGCACTAGCCAACGGTGCAGTCACCTACGCCAAGATCCAAGACGTTTCCGCTACGGACAAACTGCTGGGTCGCAGCAGCGCAGGATCCGGCGACGTAGAAGAAATCACCTGCACTGCAGCGGGTCGGGCACTGCTTGACGATGCTGACGCTGCAGCACAACGCGCCACGCTGGGCCTTGGAACACTCGCCACACAATCCGGCACCTTCAGCGGCACCTTCAGCGGCACCAGTTCCGGCACCAACACGGGCGACCAGACAATCACGCTGACCGGCGACGTTACCGGCTCTGGCACTGGATCGTTTGCCGCCACCATCGCAAGCGCAGCAGTCACCGAAGCCAAGCTTGCTAGCAACGCGGTTTCTACTGCCAAGATCGTTGACGACGCCGTAACCGCCGCAAAACTGGCGGACAACAGCGCAATCATCGTCAGCAATGCCACCCCGAGCGGCTCTGGCGCATTTACGGGTCAGCAGTGGCTGAACACTGCAACAGGGCTTGAGTACACCTGGACCGGCAGCGCATGGCAACGTCAGGCAGCGGTCAACACCATCACCGTTACCGACGCCTCCCCACTGGCGTTCTCGGTTTCGTACCCGGATAACTTCAGTGCCAACGTTGACGTAACACTCGATACTCAAGCTGCCAACCGCGTCTGGGCTGGACCGACCACCGGAGCTGATGCTGCGCCTAGCTTCCGCGCACTTGTTCCCGCTGATCTACCTGACGCAACTGCCAGCACAAAAGGCGTCATCCAACCTGGCACGGGCCTATCGGTTAGCAGCGGCACCCTGAATCACAGCAACAGTGTTGCCACTGGCACTTACACAAAAGTCACGGTTGACGCGCAGGGTCACGTCAGTGCCGGCACCACGCTGAGCGCCTCTGATATCCCAAGCCTTGACGCCAGCAAGATCACAACTGGCACCTTTGCCACGGCATTGGTTGCTAATGACGCGATCACTGGCGCGAAGCTGTCGGACTATTCCACCGCGCAGATTGGTGAGGCGCTGCCAACGGCTGACTTTATCGGTCAGTTGTTCTTCAATCCGCTTGATAAAAACATCTACCTCTGGGACGGTAACGTTTGGCAGCCGGTCGGTGTTTCGCTGGGTGAGCTGGTATTTGCCGGCACCTATGACGCCAACCTGAACGAGGTTGTTACCACCACAACGGTCGGCGCTGCTGTCGGTCTGGTGGCCGGTGATCCGCTGCCTGCTGCATCTAGCACGCTCACCTCTTATTACGTGGTGGTTGCCGAGGCTGGTACGGGTGTGGCGCCTGCACCTGCTGTTGCACTGGCACCGCCTGACATCATCCTTTGCGATGGCGCCAGCTGGACTGAAATTGACGTGTCCAGCACGTATGTGGCGCAGACCGCTGCAAACGTTGGCTTTACACCTGCAGGCACGATTGCTGCCACCAATGTTCAAACCGCGATTGAGGAGGTTGCCACTGAGGCAGCTAACGCCACAAACCTGACAAGCGGCACCGTTGCTGTTGGCCGTGGTGGCACTGGCGTCACCTCTTACACCAAGGGTGATCTGCTGGCGGCATCAGCTAGCACCACGCTTAACAAGCTTGGCGTTGGCACCAACGGTCAGGTATTGCGTGCGAACAGTGCAACCGCAACTGGTTTGGAATGGGGCGCTGACTTTGTTGGCACTGTCACCAGCGTTTCAGGCTCTGGCGCAATCAGCGTTGCCAACGGAACCACCACCCCGGCAATCAGTGTTGCCTCTGCTAGCACCTCCGTTGTCGGTGTTGTTCAGCTCAGTGATTCGACTAGCACCACCAGTTCCGTTCTGGCGGCGACTTCTACAGCGGTTAAGGCTGCCTATGACCTTGCGGATGCTGCACTGCCTAAAGCGGGTGGCACGGTAACTGGCAACATCAACCTTGATACCAACGTCAGCTTGGTATTTGAAGGAACGACTGCTGATGCTTTTGAGACCACGCTGAGCGCCACCGATCCAACGGCTGACCGCACCATCAGTCTGCCTAATGCTTCTGGAACAGTTGCGCTTACTAGCGACCTAAGTGCTTATGCGGCACTGGATACGGCGCAGACTTGGACAAAGGGCCAGCGCGGTGAAATTACTGCCCTAACCGATGGGGCGACGATTACCGCTGATTTTGCTGACTCCAATAACTTCAGCGTCACGCTCGGTGGATCGAGAACCTTGGCAAACCCGAGTAATCTCACCGCAGGTCAATCGGGCTGCATTTGGATCACGCAGGATGGCACCGGCTCCCGGACATTGGCTTACGGCAGCTACTGGGACTTCACCGGAGGAACCGCACCGACGCTAACGACAACTGCTGGAGCGGTTGATTGTTTGGTGTATGCGGTGCAAAGTAGCACCAAGATCACTGCCACCCTGATCACCAACCTGAGCTGAGCTAATGATTCCCGGAAGCGCTAATCCTCTCCTGCTTGCTACTGCTGCAGCCGGAGGATATTCCATTAGCAGAAGCGTTCGTTTCAACAGTAGCGACAGTGCCTACTTGTCCAGAACCCCCGCATCAGCCGGCAACCGCAAGACGTGGACCTGGGCGGGGTGGGTGAAGAGGAGCAAGTTGGGAACCCTGCAGGGATTGTTCACAAGTTCCGTATCCGGCGGGACAGACACAAACTCTTTTGATGTAAACCTGAGTTCATCAGACACAATATCAATCGTCGGCTATAATACTGCATGGCGAGTGACATCTCAGGTATTTAGAGACGTTTCTGCCTGGTATCACATTGTTGTGTCTGTAGATACAACAAGTCCTACGGCTGACAACCGTATTCGTTTATACGTGAACGGCTCTGAAGTCACGACGTTTGCAACTAAGAACAACCCGACTCAGAACGCCGACCTTGGCATTAATGATACGGCTCAGCACAGCATTGGCTCTCAGCAGCCGTATTCCGGCGGTCGCGAACTAGATGCGTACCTGGCCGACCTGCACTTCTGCGATGGCACCGCTTACGACGCATCGGCATTCGGTGAGTTCTCCGCCACCACCGGCGTGTGGATGCCTAAGCAGTTTGCTGGTAGCTACGGCTCGCAAGGCTGGAAGCTTTCGTTTTCCGATAACAGCACCGCCGCCGCATTAGGGACGGACACTAGTGGGAATGGGAATACGTGGACTGTCAATAACATTTCTGTGGCTTCTGGTGCAGGCAACGACAGCCTCGTAGACGTTCCCACTAATGGCAGCGAGGTTGATACGGGAAGTGGGGGGCAGGTGCGGGGGAACTATTGCACTTGGAATCCGCTGAAAATCAATACAAATGGGTCTCTCGCTAACGGCAACCTTGATTGGTCTTCTTCGTCGTCCGGCGGCTTAACGGTTGGCACTATTGGCGTATCAAGCGGCAAGTGGTACTGGGAAGTTACTATTAACTCTGGCACTAACTGCGGTGTTGGAGTCTTTGATCCGTCCGCAGCATTGACTACCTACAGCAGTGATTCCGCCAAGGGAATTGGCTACTACGGGAGCAGCGGCGGCATCTTTTATTCTGGTGGCAGCACAAGCTACGGCAACACGTTTACGACGGGCGACACCATAGGTGTTGCGTTAGATCTAGATAACGGGAAGATCTACTTCTCCAAGAACGGCACCTGGCAGAACAGCGGCAATCCAGCTACACAAACTAACCCAGCCCGTACTGGGTTGTCTGGTACTTATGCACCAGAAATTGATGCCGGCGCTTCCAGTGCTCATTCGGCTTCGCTTAACGCAGGCGCTCGTAGTTTCGCCTACACCGCCCCCACCGGCTTCAAGGCGCTCAATACCAGTTCGTTACCGGCCCCAGTAATCACGAAGCCTTCGACGGTGATGGATGTGAAGCTCTACACGGGTAATGGCAGCACGCAGACGATCTCGGGGCTGGGGTTCTCGCCGGATTTGGTGTGGATCAAAAAGCGCAGTGCTGCTGGTCACGGCCCCTGGTATGACGTGCTGCGCGGCACTGGAAAAGCAATTACATCGAGTCTTACAAATTCTGAGTACACAGCAGGCTCAACTCAAGAATTGACAGCGTTCAATTCTGATGGCTTCAGTCTTGGCACTGACTACAACTTCGACGTAAACACTTCCAGTCAGACTTTTGTCGCCTGGGCCTGGGACGCCGGCACGAGCAACGCAACCAACACCAGCGGCACAATCAGCAGCACCGTCCGCGCCAACATCTCGGCGGGGTTCTCGATTGTTAGTTATACAGGAACAGGCTCTAACGCCACGGTGGGACATGGCTTGGGTGTGGCGCCGCAAATGGTCATTATTAAGCGACGTAGTGGGGCAAATGATTGGATTGTCGGGCACACAGCACTAGGGGGGTGGGGTTATTTCCTTTACTTAAACCTTACGAACGCTAAGGATGGTCCTTACTCGACGATTTTCCAAAGCACTGCGCCAACATCCAGTGTTTTCTCGCTCGGCAATAGCACTTATGTGAATGGTTCCTCGGAAACTTACGTCGCTTACTGCTTCGCCCCAGTAGCCGGCTTTAGCGCGTTCGGCAGCTACACCGGCAACGGCAGCACGGATGGGCCGTTTGTTTATACCGGGTTTAGGCCGAGGTGGGTTCTGATTAAAGAATCCAGTGCTTCAGGTAACAATTGGAATATCTGGGATGCTGCTCGTGATGACTACAACGCAACAACCAAGCAGCTAAAAGCGTCCTCTTCAGATGCAGAGGCGACGAACACCTTCGCCGACTTCAACTCAAATGGTTTCAAGATACGAGTTTCGACAAGCGGCATTAACACTTCTTCTGCCACCTACATCTACGCCGCCTTCGCTGAATCGCCCTTCCAATACGCCCGCGCACGCTAGTAGTGAACAAGGTTAAAGCGTCGGCATTTCGTAGTCCTGTGTCGTATTGCAGTAGTGCTTCCAAATAACCTCAGCCGTATTGCCAGCCCACTTTGCGACTTGCGCCACAGGTATTCCCGCCTCAATCCAACGGCTGATTGCTGTATGGCGCAGATCGTAAGGCCGGTAACGATGGCTGGTTAATCCAGCGTTGTGTAATTCCTTGGCTCTGTCGTAGAAGAAGCTCTGGAACGCATACCTGTTGTACGGAAAAATGTACTCATTGTCCTTGTCCACGGAATCAAGAATTTCTAAACACTTTTCATTTAGAGGCACAACACGTTTCTTGTTTGTTTTTGTAGATAGTTTTAGGCCGTGCGTAAGGGTGTAATTGCAATGGATCAATAGTTTGCCATCCTTTAGGTCAGTCCATTTGGCAGCGCGAACTTCACCTGTACGCATTGCTGTCTGGAGCATAAATTCAGAGTAAGCCGACCAACGCGCGCCACATTTTGTTTGGCGAGCTTCCAGGGCAGTAAGTAAAAGCGCTACTTCACTGCGTGGAATGACGATGATTTCTTCATCCATTTGGGGTGCTTTCGGCATCCGAAAACTGGCAATCGGATTCTTAGGTAGGTATGCAATGTCTTCGCTGCTGACCCAGCGGTAAAGAGCCTTGACATACATCGCCACACGGCGGCTGGACTTGACGGGTTGCTGGCTCAAAACCCATGTAAGAACCTGCCTGCCTTGCTCCAGTTCCGTAACCGGACAGCGCCCGATCCACTTATCGACTTGCCTGTAGTCCGCCATGAGACTGGTGGGACACAAGACAGCAGAACGCTCTGCGTGGAACTCGGCCCATGCGCTTTGGAGGGTGTGTGGCACAGTAGTCGCCTACAGGGCCGAGTAAAGTACCGCTATACGTGCCTCCTGTCTAGGTCCAGTACAGATGTTCCTGTTAGACGGCAAGCCACTGAGCCCAGACGTGGCCTTCACCCATAACGGCGTCCAGTACCCGGCTAACTGGGTCAGACTGGCCAGCCCCGAGGAGCGCGAGGCTATCGGGATTACTGAAGTGCCCGATCCTGCCACCTGGGACCAACGCTTCTACTGGGGCTACGACGCCGAGGGCAACCTGATCCCTAAGGACCACACTCAGTTGGTTGAGCAGTGGACTCAGCAGACGCGCCACACGGCCAACACCCTGCTGGCACCAACGGACTGGATCATCATCCGCGAGGCAGATAACGGCAAAACCGCTGATCCTGTGCTGCGCACTTGGCGCGAGGAAATCCGTCTCGCCTCTGGCAGCAAGGTCTACGAAATCCAGCAGACTACCGACACCGCCGCTCTGGCGGCATATATCACCGGACCCGATTATCCCGCGTGGCCCGCTGATCCCTACGCACCTCAACCTGTAATGGAGGATCCTGAAATTGGCGGCCAAGAGTAAAACCGCACTGGGGCGCGTCGATCACAAGGCAGGGCGCCCCAAAACCACAAGACAGGGTTACGGCCAGCACAGCCGTCCGCGCCGCCGTGGCAAGAAAAAACTGGTCGGCCAAGGGCGCTAAATTAGTAAAAAGGTCGGCAGTATGCCTCGCAATGGAACATCACGAGGAAGTACACGCCGCCGCACCACAACCACCTAACTTGATCAACCAAGCTGTGCCGGCATTGCTGGCCACAGCTGTGATCGGGTTAGGTGGTCTTTTTATTCAGGTTGCCAAGCTTGATCAATCGGTTAGTACGGTCGCTGCTGATATTCAAGAACTCAAGAACGACTCAAAAGAAAGGCTTAGTGATCTCGAAACCAGAGTGCGCCACATTGAAATGACCGTCGGCAGCAAAAAATGAGCATCGTCAGCACCACCGACTACGGCAACGGCTACAGCCTGGATCAGCTGGAAAACGAACGCGGCGAGCTGTACTACCGCGCCTGCAAAGGCAGCATCTGCCGCTACGCCGAAGACCACTACATCGCAATGATGTACCTCGAAGGCATGGGCTGGGATCCTAAGCAACAAGCCCCTCAGTAATCCACGCAATAATCGCGTCCTCTCGATGCGGCTCCCAAAAAGGCTGGTCCCTGTACCACTCCAGCCAATCTTCCGCCGACTTTGAGATATTGCACCCAAAGCAGCAAGCCACAAGATTCTGCTGATGCGTATGCCCTCCTCTGAATTTGGGGTGCACATGATCCAGGGTTGCAGATCGCCCCAGATCTACCCCGCAGTATGCGCAGGAGTTATTCCAATGGTTAAGGATTGATTGCCTAAATCGTGCTTTTGCTTCCTTCTTGTTTAAGTATTCGCCATCCTCAATGCGATGGTCCATACCAAGCAGTAGCTACCCGGAATGTAGCGGTAGAAACTATTACGTGCGCAGGAATTCTTCTCTAGTACAGCTAAACTTCCTGCAGGGTTCCTATTTCACATGGACTTTATCCAGCATCCAGCCTTCTGGATTTGCGTCGCAGCCGCTTCCGAGCTGATTGCTCTGTCGCCGCTGAAGGACAACAGCATCATCCAGCTGGTGTTCCACGCCCTCCGCGCTATCAAAGGAAAAAAGCTCTAGGCAAAACTTGGGAGCAAGCTGTACGGGAGTGGTGGTTTGATCTACTACTCCCCGGCAAGCTCGACAGGGCTGAAGCGGACTGGCACGCAACCCAACCGACCGATCCACCTCCTGTGATCGTTCACCACGAAATTGATGAACAGCTCCAAACCGGCGACAGCCGCCTACTGGGCGGCGCCATGAGCATCCACGCCCCTTGGTCCGATGGCAAGCAACAAAATCCGTCTTAGCGACCTGTTTCGCTTCTACAAGGGACTGCCCCATCAGATGGCGGCTGTCACCGAACTGGAGCAAGCAATCAATAAGGCCAATCCGCATATCTTGGGCCGCGACCAAGGCTGGTTCAAAACCTGGAGCGTTGCCGGCAAACAAAGCCAGTTTCCCAACAGTTGGGAAGGCATCCTTGAAGCTGCCAGAGTTGCTGGTGCAAAATTCCCTGAACTCGTAGCTGCCCAATGGGCACTCGAATCAAATTACGGCAAATTAGTATCTGGTAGAAACAATTTTTTCGGCCTTAAAGGTGAGGGCAGCGACAAGAAAACACAAGAGTTTATTAACGGTCAGTGGGTAACAATCACTGACAGTTTCATAGACTTTCCAGATTTGCTCTCATGCGTGATCTACCTCGTAGATCACTGGTACAAAGACTACAAAAACTACAAGGGCTGCAATAACGCTGCTACCCGTGAAGAGGCCGCTAAATGGCTTCACAAAGAAGGTTACGCAACAGACCCGAACTACCCAGGCAAGTTGATCCAACTAATGGAACAACATGCGGGAGCTAAACCTGTCGTTCCACCAAACCAGAAGCTACTCAAAGTTCCCTACGAATACCAGCTTGGATCGGATGACGGTCCCAAGGGCTGGCGTCAGTGCTTTAGTTCCAGCTGCGCGATGGTGGCTCGCTACTACGGAAAAGTAAACGGCGATTATGAGTACAACGCCTTACGCGCTCGTTTCGGCGACACAACCGACCCCAAAGCACAGATTGCTGCCCTCAAAGCACTGGGACTGACCGCCACCTTCGAGATGGATGGCACAGTCGAGGACTTAGAAACTGAAATCGCTAACGGTCATCCGGTTCCCGTCGGTTGGTTACACAAAGGACCTGTATCCAACCCCACAGGGACAGGCCACTGGAGCGTAGTTGCTGGTTATACCCCTACCCACTACATACATATGGATCCTTTTGGGGAAGCAGATCTGGTAAATGGCGGCTACGTCAGCAATAAAGGCGGAGCGGGCATCGCCTACTCCAGAAAGAACTGGCTGCCTCGCTGGCTCATTGAAGGCAACGACACAGGCTGGTTCATGCGAATCCGCAAAGGTTAATCATGCGCCCTATCGAACACAGCGCTGAGTCCAGCTTCCACAAGGCTGCCACTGACCAGTGGTTAGTCAACCTGTTCAATAAACAGGACTATCGCGGCCTGCTCGAAGCCGCCTTAGTGCTGAACACGCTCCACCAGCTGGAACGCACAAAATCGGCCTGGGCTATCCGCGAAGCTGCAGATAACCTGGCCGATCAGTTTGGGATGGACCGCGACTCCGCCTAGTTAGCGGTGTATTTGCGATACAGCCCGGTATAGGTGGCGTGGAGCGGGTGGTCTTTTTTGTCCCGCCCATCCCAGAAGTAGAGCTTGTCCAAAAGGTCAGCGCGATTTTGGTCGACGATGACCTCACCCCACGACTGGCGTGCCCAGTCAGCGATCTGCTGGCTCATTCCTTTTCTCCACGAGTTTGAGACGCCTACGGGCCGTTTCACGCGGCCCATTTTTGGCACGAGCCAGCTTAGGTTTTTTCGCCGCCGCCGTCGGCACCTCCACCTTGCAGTTCGGGTAGCGGTTTTGCGCAAACTGAATCGCCTGCTGGAGCGACTCCGCCCGCACCAAGTCCCGCATGGCGCCTTGGCCAGGCAGCCAAATCATCAGCTCGAACAGCTGAGCTTTTTCTGCACTGGTACGCGAGCGACCTTCACCGAGCCTCAGGTCGGGATCCTGCTGTTCCTGGAATGGCACTACTTCCATGATTGGGGATAGGCGGGTTCATCAACGCAATGCACAGCAGCGTCGCAGTTACAAGACTGAGCAACAGTTCTCGCCGCAGCGACAGCCCGCTCGTATGTGACCCACGAGGATGCGTCCTCCTTGGATCTGGTGAAACCGATTCCTTTACCAGAGTCGTAAACCGCCGTAACCCAGCGATCCTCGACC